TTCAATCAAATGCTTTTGATAAAACTCGCTGTAGGCAATCTCTTTATCTGTGGCAAAGTCTGTTAACCGCGCTCTAAGCACACCAGCTGCAACAGGATCAACATCAGATAGCGCTGCCGGAAAACCATCTACAATTTCGCCTAATTGAGATTGAACGCCTGGGATAAAGTTACCCTTTTCATCTTCGCTATCACCAAATGATGTGCGATTTGTTTTGGCTGTACTTATCAGTTTGTTGATTTCAGCCCTGGCCTCAGTCTCAATCTCTGCCGATGCAATGCGAATAGCTGCCTGGTATGCTGTAGTTTCAGCAACAGTAAATGGCTTCTTATCGCCACTGAATTTCTGAAGAACTTGTTGTGCGCCTTCTTCTTGCACCATAGACAGGCCACGCTGTTCAGCTCTGCTCTCAGCTTCCTTGGCAATAAAGGTATTCATGCGGTCTACTTGTTGAGACAGCGTTGTGGCAAAACGTGCAGATTCACGCAGATTAGCATAATCATAATCTGGTGGTGCAAGAGGCTTAACGCCTACATTCTGATATCTTGGTAGCTTTGCCATAATATTGCCTTATCCTATTTGTAAAGCCTGATAAGTGCCGGTTGTTGCCGTGCCGATAGCATTTGCATAACCAGTATACATTGCCTGTTGCCCTGCTTGCTTATAAATACCGGCTTGAACATCAGCATTAGACAGAGCCAGGACTGCATTATCTTTTGATTGTGCATATTCGCCACCAGCTTCGCGCCGTGCATATTCTTGTAATGTCAACGCTGAACCTGACAATGGATCAACACCAACCGCAGCCCGTGCCACAGTTGTTGCTAGGTTTTCTCTTAACCCGCGCAAAACTCTGGCAGCTTGCATTTTGTATTCAGTTGCCTTTGATTTGCCTTTTAAGCGCTCCTGTGCTGCTTTAGCATTATACATTGCTTTTTGTGATTGCGCTGCTTTGATGGATAACCCAGCGCTAACAACGGTTGCTGCTATCATTACTGCTGCCATATCAATTCCCCACGCTCATGTGATACTCAATACCTAATAATGTCATCTTTAGCGGCACACTCTGGCTAATTGTAATTTGCCCTGTACCACTAAACCCTAAAATGCCATGCACAGTTTTAGTGCCGGTAAACTCTTGAACAGCTGTATCGAGAACGCCAGCGCCTAAGTTACGGAACGAAACCAACTTGCCGTTAATGGTCATGTCTTGTGTTTCATGCACAATAGCGTCCACCTGGACGATGCGCTTTTTCTTAGCCTGGACTGTACCCTGGGCTAATCTTGGTTCTGCCGGCAATGTCTTTACTGTCACATCATAATTCTGGCCTACTTGATATGATGTAGTAGATGCTGTGGCAAAGGTAATTGTATATGGTGATGCCGGCACGGTTTGCGCTGCCTCAAGAATACCATCACGGATGATGTTTACCTCTTTGCCTTCCATATGATCCATTGTCACACTGGCAGCTGCACCGCCTGTTTTGACTGAATCCAATGTCAGATCATCATCAAACTGCTCAAGATAGTATTTAACAGTGCCGTTAATCGTGCGCTTTACAATGGCATATGTTGTGGCCAATTCGTTAGCTACAGCAACATATGATCCATCTGTGGTAAATTTAGATGGAGCAATCACATTCTGTGTGGCCAACAATGAGTAAACAATCATATCACCGCCGCTGTTTACCAGGAATAAGCGGTCTGTCTCATCAGTTGATGCGGCTCTCCTGATTGACAAATCAATAGGATCGCTCAATAGATGCGAACTCAATACCGATAGCGCTTGTGTTCCATAGCTATTAGTCGTGTCAGTAAACTGGAAACTGATAAGCGATTTGCCCTGGCGTTGCACAAAGATGCTTGCGCCGGCCAGATTTTCAAGCGGTACACCAGGTTTACATCCAATCCGGCTTTGTGGCTTGATTAGAAATGTTGATGGTGTAATCGGATCAATATTTGATTGCGCGACAACAAATTCACCACCAGTTGTAAATATCTGGAAATCAGGCCCAGAGTTAATATGCACAATTACATTCAGCTGATTAGTATTGATGGTGGCTTCTAGCCCTTCATCATCTAAACCTGTGCCGGTATCAAAGTTGAAATAATTAATTACCTTGCTACCCCAGATTGTGTTTGGTCTGGATTTGCTGCCACCAAAATATAACCGGCCTTCATGGAAAGCAGCTGATCGTGGCCATCCTCTTGTGCTTGACCAAGTTGGTTCATAACCATGTTCTGATTCCCAATCACCAGAAGCAATCGCATCTGTACTAAAGAATGGAATCTCTACATATGCTTTCATTTCTGTTGCGCTAACAAACTCAACATATCTTGCACGGCCAAAACCATTTTTAACATTGGCATATTCATCAACCGCTGATTCAGCAAATGCTTCTATCTTATAGTTTGTTGTTGCATTTGGTGCTGTATCCCAAGCTGGATAAACAGTCAGGACTTTTGTTGATGCGACATAATCCTCAACATGGCGTGTTTGACCAGAACCAGTGCCAGATGTAAGCGTAATGAACATACCATTAGGTTGATCGTCACTTGTAAAGCTAGATGCCGCTTTGAGCGTGATAGTATCTGCACCGCCGGCTTGTGCTGTACCTGTATCAGTTGTAACTGATGACGCTGTTATAGTTATATTGCCGGAAACAGCGCTTGGCGTAATCGTAAATGTAGGCTCATGTGTATCTAGCGCATAGGCATATTTAGGAATAAACGATAGTGGCAAAGCGCCCAATGTCCAGCTGGTGTCACTGTTACGAACTAGACGCTGTGTTTCTAAATCCTCATGGCATAGAATGAGCGTATCAACAGCCTGGGTGTAATTCAGCTCATCTAGCATTGCTGCCGTGATTGCTGTGGCTGTTATGTAATCATTACCACTGCCATTGATGTTTGTTTGCAACACACCGCCTTTGAACACATAGATGCGCTGGTTTACAAAGACCAGGCTATAACTGTCATTGACGCTATACTCAAACGGAATGATTTTGAAATCTGTAAATGTGCTGCCAAAGTCATGGATGAACTTTGTGCCTGGTCTACGCTTTACACCGCCTTGTGGCTGCACAATGACGTTCTGGGCTGTCTCTAAACCATTTTGATATTGCTCTAGGTCAGTCCTGGCACGGAGTAACGGATCAAGCTCTCCAACGCTGAAGTTTGTTTGGAACTGGATTATCCGCGCCATATCAGCCCCTTACATCTACAAGAGAATAATCCTCGATAACTTGCGGTGGCTGGCCACGGCTATCCACGTTCATTGCTTCACGGAACAAACCGCCACGGCCATTCTCACCTGGCGTTCCAAACGCCAAAGCTCTGAAATAATCTGCCTTGCTTACCTGGTCAGTGATAACCATAGCTAACTCTGATGCCATCGCAGTGCGGAGAAAATGCACAAAATAGTTTGGCATCTTGCTTTCATTGACTGTGGCCTGGTAGTCGATATAAACAGTTTCTAGGTTCGTAAAGACCTGATCGCCGTATATCTCCCATCCATAACGCAAAGGCTGCTCATTAGTGCCAGAACTGGCAAACAGCGCCCTAACGCCAGAAAGCATATCGCCAGGAAGCTGATATGCGTATTGCCATTCATTTGTCGGGGTGGATGATAATCTAGCCAGCTGTTGCTTTTGATATGACCAACTCCAAGGATATCTTGATAACAGGCCATCTCTTAAATCTGGGTAAAGTCTGTCGCAAGCCTGGGCAGCGTCAGTGCCTTCCGTAAACGAAGAAAGGGGCGCGGCGCCCAGCATGATAAGTGCATCAGAACAAATTGATAAACCTGTATCGCCAGCTGCCATACCACTCTCCTCTTGTTAAGAAGGGGCAGCCGAAGCTGCCCCGTCCGTGTTAGTCGCCATCTGTGTTGGCAAGTGTTGTGCCATCATTGACATCAACAACGCCAGCAGCATTTGACAATACATACACTAGAGTTGCTACGGCTGTTCCACCTGTTGAAGTTACACAATAAATCAAATCACCTATTTCTAGGCTGTCTGACAAACTGTTGAAATAACCTTCGGTGTTTACAGTAGCAATCGTGTCTGTGGTGCTATAGGAGTACACAGCTGGGGCATTGCCTCGCTTTGCGGCTCCAATGGTTGCAAAACCTGTTGAACTAAAAGCCATCGTTTATCCTCCTTATTCAGTACAAGAAATTTTAACGATGCCTTCATCGTCAATTGCAATAGCACCGGCAGAGAACATAGAAGAAACGAGGAATGATGTCTTTTCTGGGACATAATTTACCTCACTCTTTTGTGCCATTGATTCTGCATAGCCCATTGAATCACGATGCCAAGCAAAGCAAGTGCGAGTTGATGGTTTTGGAAGGCCACCTTCATCACGATCACCCATTGTCAACACCTGGAAGCCCATGAACGAGTTAATCTCGCCGCGAACTAGGGCCTTGACACTTGCGAAATCGCTTGAGGTGATTTCCGTTTCACCAAGTAGAGCATCGAGCTGTGAAGCGTGCATAAGAAGATAACGTCCTTCAGCCGGTACGTTTTTCTCATTCAGCGCCTTTGCAGCTGCACGGAGCTTTTCGATGTTCATGTTAGTAGTCGCGCCACCAATACCTGTGGCAACGGTTGATGGTGAAGCAGCTGCATCGAGAGCATCAATACAAAGCTGATCCATACGCCGAGCGATTGACTTTGAAACTACCTCGACAAGTTCACGGCGCTCATCAAAATTGATATGAGACTGGTGGAAAATGTCGCTGTATTCCGCAGCAATATAGTCGCTCATGGTTGCAGTAACCTGGCTGTAAGTTACATTCAGCGGGGTTACATCTGTTTGAGGCACGCGAACAGTAGCAACGCCCTTACCGATTTTCGGAAATTTGACGGTGTTGCCCTGGACGCCTGTGCGTGTACGCATTGTACCACGCAGCAAAGCCTCGGCTTGGTATGCTTGTTTGACCTCTGCTTCAAAGAGGGTCACAAAAGCATTGGTTACACTCTGCGCCATAGCAGAATCCTCCTATTAAGGTTTCAACTTGCCGCATACCGTTGGCCGATGTAGTCGGGCGGTTTGCTTGCATGAAATGGTCATGCCCACCAGTGGGTTCACCACATAGAAGGGCCGCAAGCGGTTAACCTCCGAATACTATATTTACACACAAATGAAAGGTTTTGCAACTATATCTAGTTGTTTGCCTTCATCCATTGTTCTTCAATCTTTGTTCTAAATGCTACATCGGTTTTCCATCTTGGATCAGCAATAGCAGCTTCAAGATCAGTACGACTCATTTCTGGTGAAGATACTGCCGCATTTACAGGTATACCTTCATTAGTCAGAGATGAATGGTATTTAAGGAACGCATTGATTGCATCGGCATTATTCAAACTAAACGCCATAGCATTGCGTTCTGCGTCATTCAATGGCGCCTTCATCAATAGACGTTCTGCCATTTCAATTTTTTCAGATGCACGTTCACCTAGCTTTGACATTTCTTGCCGGCGATCTACTTCCATAGTTTCATTAGCTTCTTGACTAATTTCCATGATGCGAGAGGCGAGATCAGTGAAAGCAGCTTGGGATACACCGTTTTCTTTAGCCCAATCTTGAGCGATAACAAGAGCTGGGTCTTCTGAATCAAGACCGCGATCCACCAAATCCGCAACATCGTAATCACCTTCTGGGGCTTTATGCTTGCCGGCTTTAAATGCTTTTTCAAGTTCCGAATACGATTTAGCCAGCTTTTCAACATCAGGCCCATCCTCATCCCAAAATTTCTCTGGATAGTAATCAGGACGCTCTAACGGAGCGTCTTCCTCAGTATCAGTTGTGAACTGTTGTTGCTCTGGCTCAGAATTGTCATGCAAGGGCATAGGCGCCTCTTGTACGGCCTCTGGTGCTTCGGCAGCTGCCTGTGGGTTTAGAAGCGGTGCATCGTCCTGTACGGCTTCCTGTGCGGCTTGTTGATTATCCATTGTTACTCCTCTCGACCCTTTTTTCGATTAGTCTTACAATTTCGGCCATGCCTGTTCTGACATAGCCATATGAAGCATCCTCTCCTGGATTCCAGGATGGTTGCTCAATAGTGATTTGCCTTAAATGATGCAAAACCTTTTGACCTTCTTCTGATTTAAATACTCGGCCATACATGATATCCAAGTCATCAGCTCTGATTGGTTCAGCGAAAGCTGGCTCTAAAGAATCCCATCCTTCAACTTCGTTCATTGCATGGCCTCCTGCATGGCGCCACCATCATTCATTT